ATGAGGTGAATTATGTTGTGGATACCCGTGGCGTTTGTTTGTTTGACCAATGGCGTTTGCGCGTTCCACCACACCTTTGTCGAGCGATACTTGCAGGAATGCGAGGCGGTCAACAAAAAAGCTGAAATTGCGATGCGTGCAGACCCTGACGTAACTGCATTTCAGACAACGTGCATTGAAATGAAACCAAAAGGAAAAACAGATGCAACTTTCCAAATCATTCAGCCTAAACGAACTGACCAAGTCGGACACGGCGCTACGGCATGACATGGACAATACGCCTCCACCAGAGGCAATTGAATGCTTACGTGCGCTCTGCGACAACGTCTTACAGCCAGTGCGCGATCACTTTGGAAAGCCTGTTCGTGTCAACTCTGGCTATCGCCACCCAGATGTAAACGCCAAGGTCGGCGGCTCCAAAACCTCCGATCACTGCAAAGGCATGGCGGCAGACATCGAGATTGCTGGCGTCCCAAACCATGAACTCGCTCAGTGGATTGCCGATAATGTTGGCGAATATCGTCAAATCATCCTTGAGTTTTACACTAGGGGTCAGCCTGACAGTGGCTGGGTCCACGTAAGCTACAACCCTGCTGACAACAAAAAGCAACTGCTTACGGCCACAAAGGTCGATGGCAAAACGACGTATCTCAACGGCTTGCTTGCCTGATGTACGACGATAAGATCGTTACACGTAAAAGCATCAAACTCACCTACGATCTGTTGCGAACTATGGAGCCGTTCGCTAGTTGGCGGCTACCAACAAAGATCGAAACGCGCGTGGTGAATGATGCGTCAATGTACGGTTGTTTTGACGACCCAGACGTTATTACGATTTCCACTGCGAAAGTATGGGATGTAACGCAACTCATTGAGACGGTTGGACATGAAATGATCCACCTGTATCAACATCGACTAAAACGTTTGAATGAGGACCATCCGCACGACGAATTTTTTAATTCGTGCGCACGGGAGGTCACCATAAAACTGGGATTCGATAAGGAGAATTTCTGATGGGAGTGCAGAAGATTACAGACGCTGAGTTTCTTGAGCTATGGGAGGCGCACAGGTCAATCGCAAAGATTTCAAAGATTACAGGCATGGCTGAACGAGCCTTGCATGAGCGGCGCAGGAAGATCGAGGGCAGGCATGGCGTCCAACTGATCGCCCAAAAGAACGACGTTACAAGAGCCCTTTCCAATGTAAATTTGGGGTTAAGTGACGGGTGCGTAATAGTCTTTTCAGACGCTCACTTCAACGGCAAACGAACAACCGCATTCAAAGCCCTGCTATGGCTCATTGATGAACTTAAACCAAAAGTAGTAATAAATAACGGGGATGCTTTTGACGGGGCAAGCGTCAGCCGCCACCCAGTTAGTGGCTGGGAAGATACGCCAACGGTCGTTCAGGAGCTAAACGCCTGCACGATAGCCCTCAGAGACATTCAGGAGGTTGCTGGCGACGCTAAATTGATCTGGACGATGGGCAACCACGATTCACGATTTTCAAGCCGTTTGGCGCAGGTGGCGCCCCAGTTCAAAGGCGTAAAATCGTTCACGCTAGAAGAGCATTTTCCTGACTGGACGCACTGTATGAGTTGCATGGTCAACGATAGACTGATGGTCAAGCATCGGTATAAGGGTGGGTTGCATAGTACCCATAATAATACTATGGCCAGTGGCGTAAGTTTCGTGACTGGCCACCAGCACGCCGCTCGCGTAACGCCACACACCGATTATCTTGGGACGCGCTATGGCGTTGACTGTGGGACTTTAGCGGAAATTTATGGTGACCAGTTCACCTATGCAGAGAACTCGCCTCGGTCATGGAGACAATCGTTCGCTGTATTGAATTTGGTAGACGGACACCTCCTGATGCCCGAACTGTGTTTGACTAGCGACTTGGGTAATGATTTGGTGGAGTGGAGGGGGGAGCTTTGGGACGTGAGCGAGTTTTGATAACCACTTCTGTTGTTGAAAAGCGGTGTAGCATATTCGCGCATTTGTACCGACGGTATTTTGAGCCGTCTTGCCGCTTGCGCGTTTCAAGCACGTCCGACCAAGCCCCGCATTCAGGGCATAGCATATTATTCTGACGACACCCCATCATTTTTCACAAAAACGCCGTTCGGAAGCAAGACACCTCGCCGATGCTTAATGCTGTCGTAGGCTACACGCATACAGTCCACCAGATTGATGTCTTTGATGGCGCAGTAGTTCACCAAGCAGACCATCACGTCGCCCACGGCGTCAACGATTCCCTCTTCATCATTCTTAATGGTGGCGTCTGCTAGTTCGCCCATTTCAGACACGGCTTTGAGCAATTGAGCCTCGGCGGTACTGTGCTGGAGTATGCGTCTAGCGGTACTCCATTGAACGATCTTCATCTCGACATCTGCGTAACTCATTGTGTAACCCTTTCTGTGCGACCGTCTCTGTAATACAGGGTGTTACCCCTGCGGCTTGGGTGCTCTGCGTGGTTGTCAGCACCCGCTCGGACTGCTGGCAGGCTAAGTTCTGGACAGTGGTATTGACCAGACATCTTGTGCCACTCTTTGGGCTTGACTGGCTGTTCTAATTCTTTGAGCCACTTGCCACGTTCATTTGTCATCATCAAATTCCTCCATTCTCAAAAAGTCATCTTGCGCCCAACTCTCCATCTGGGCGTAAGTCTCAAAATGCACCTCACCACAGCAACTGAAACGCTTTCCGCGTTCGCTACCGCAGTAACAGCAATACTCTGTGCCGTCTTCCAGTAAATCGGCGTGTCGTTCTTCACGTGTCATAGTTCACCCCCACAAAAGGCTCTAAAACGCTCTATAAGCGATTTTTTACGTTTAAGCAATACACTCTGCCAGTAGACGTTTAAATCGTCGTTACAGGCTTTCTGAGGCTTCTGGTAATACTTGCCGATCACCAGCTTGCCAGTGTTATATCCAATCATGCCTCGCTCCCGTCGCCGTAATCTTTCTTGCCACCAGCATCCTCATTCCACCGATAGCCTGCTGTGTAGGCGGCTATCTCTGCGGCGGTCATCTGAGCCATTTCGATCTTTTCGCTCATGTTGGTCTCGCCAACAAAGTAATGCGGGTTGAACGGGCGGTCGTACCAGCTATCTGCCGCACCACGGTCGAACGGTCCACCGTGGCGGGTATTGTAGTTGTCTCTTACATCTGATTTCATTTTAGTTCCCCTTAAATTACTTTTACACGAGTCAAAACAGTTTGAGCCTCGCCGCGAAACGCGCTCAATTGTTTGATTGTTGCCTTGATGCTGATCTTGTCGCCAACGCCAAACTCATAGTAAGCAGTGGTAATCCACACAAGTGCGTTGCCGTCAACATCACGCATTTTTACAATGTTTTTGAAGTCAATGTCATAGTAAGAGAATTTTGGCTTGTCAACGGTAATGATCGACTCAACCAACAAGTTATCAAACTGGATGCGCTTGCCAACTTCACCAACGTGTTTGCTGTTAGCCGCAATCTTGGCGCGTTCAGCCTCCCACTCTGCACGCTTTTCCTCGCGGGTATCAATGTTTTTCAGGATGGCGTCTGACTGCTTTTCTGTCAGCTTGCCAAAGCTGTCAAACGCGCGGGCCAGCGATCCAATAAAGTTGTCCTTATAGTCACACAAACCGTAGCGGTTGTCGTTGTAAACACGGCCAGCATCCAACGCTTGCTCGATTTCCTCAAAGCGAGGCGTTTTCCCTCTCCATGTTTTCCGAGCATTGTTCAAAATGTTGCGCTTGATTGCCGCGGTGTATGCCTCTTCATACTCTACTTGTGCCATGATGCTTCCCCTTTTGTGTGTTGCAATGGTTCATTATAAACACACCACAACACACTTTGGGTATAAGGGTTTTCCCTACTTTTTCGTCAACGCTTTGAGGGCGTATTCAATCAGATAAATCACTTGCCCAGTAAACGACCGTTGTTCAGCTTTGGCCATAACGGTGATTCGGTTGACCAAGTCCAGAGACATTCGGATCGAGCAGTATTTTTTAAGTGCGTCCATGATCCACCCTTAGAACGGCATATCGTCGTCAAAATCAGGCTCGGCTTGCTTGGGCGCTGACTTGGCTACGGGCTTGGCGGCTTGCTGTTCTTTAGGCGTAACAGACAGGCTCAACATTTTGTCGCCCTTGCTGGTAACCTTTGACCAGCCAGACAGCCAGAACTCTTGACCATTGATATTGATCGAACCCTTGAGGTCGGGGTGGGTTTCTTTTTCTTTGCGGTCGTTCTTGAAAAGCGATCCGCGGTTGGTGTTGTCGTATTGCATCATTAGTCCTTTTTCTTGAGTGCTGAACGGGTTTTGGAGTCTAGCAGAGACCACAGATATAGCTTCTGCGGCTCATCCAGATTGGCTGTTGCGACGACCTCTTTGGCGTGATCCAAATCGGTTGTCACCAACTCTTTGAGCAGGTCCGCAATTTCTTGCAGTTCCACTTTTTCGTCGTCAGGCAGTTCCATCTCTGGGACTGGCTTGATCTTTGGTACTGGCGCCTGTTCTGGGATGTCTTCACCAGCGTAAATGTACAGGCCAAGACCGTGCAGACTCAGTGCCTTGGTCATACAGCGCATGATCGCTGTGTTGACCGCAAAGGCGTCAGGGTTCGGTATGGCTTTGTTTCGGAAGTCCATCACAGGCAACTGGCAGGTCATGGGCTTGTCAAACATTGTGACGGTCACCCAGACCATTGCAGTCCCGTTGATTTCCATGTAACACTTGTCGCCAAACATCTCCACCTTGAACGTGGCTTTGGGATCGGCTTTCAAAGCCTCTGCCCATGCCCATGCCCATGACAGGTACGACAGACCATTTTTCTTTTCAACGTGGTCGTTTACGTTGGTTTTGAGCAATGCGTCGATCATACTAACCTCAACACTTCAAGTTGGTTCTTGGTTTTGTGGACCATGTACGACCCTTTGCCCCACTTGGTAGTCAAGTGAGCGGTCAGCGTTGAGTAGACAGAGCCTACGTCAAATTCGCCAAACGGGATGGCTACGGCGTCGTTTGCTTTAACGTCTTTCAGGTATGGCTTAATGTGAGCCGAAACAGCGCCATGCGGGTATTTAGACGCCTTTCGTGCGCTTTTTTTGGCGATGGCCGCACCCCATTCCTGATCGCCCAATTGGACGTGAAATGATGCGCCAGACGCTTCCAGCAAACGCAAGGCTTTTTTAACAGCAGTGGTGTTGATTTCCATTTTGGATTCCCCTTTTAATTCAAAAAGTAAGTGACAGGCTCAAAGTCTGAGTCGTCAAGGATTAGGGTTTGACCCCCGTTGACAGCGAACGTAATGTCGCCGTTGTCCATTGCCCGCTCGACTGACATGAGCGTGTCAATGAATTGGTCTGACTCGACGTTGTCGAACAGCGCCTTGAGTTTGGCGATGCCGCTGTCGGTCAACATATAGATCATTTTGGCGTTTTCTTTGACTTGCATGATGTTCCCCTTTTATCCTGCGTAAGTGAATGCGACTTTGTTAGATTGGAGTCTGGATACATCAACATCGACTGGCATACGGCTAACGTGAACAACGTCCATGTAATCGTGCCTACCTGCAAGCCATTCGGCCTGACCAATTGTCAACCGAAAAGAAATTGCAGTTCTCTTTTCATTGAACCCGTGTTTGGTAATCAGAATCCACTCTTTTTTACCTTGACTTTTGCGCTTCATTTTGATTCCCCTTTTGTGTTGCGATGTGTTTATTCTAATGCAAAAAAACACGCAATTTTCTAGGTGTTTACCCTACGTGTGTATTTTCTTTTTTGGACAGGCTCAATGACTGGTTGACGCATGGACTCCAGTGCGGCACGGCGCACGTTGGCGACCTGTGCTGGTGACAGGCGACCATTCAGATCAAAGATGCGTGCCAGCTTGCCTGCGGCGTCGTCGGTATACCCGCCGCCTACCTTGCGACCAAGTTGCAGGTAAGCCTCGACTAACTCGGCGTCCCCTGTGTCGGTGCGCCACTTTGACCGAACGTCGGCCAATCGTTGCTGTGCGATGTGTTGTGTTTTGCTCATGGTTATGCTCCTGTGGTTGTGCAAGTGAAGAGAGAGAAGACATAGAAGAGATGGAAAGCAATCTTCTGTTTCTTCTTGCTCTTCTATTGCATGGGATTGGGGCCGAAGCCCCGTTGAAATTAGTAACTTTGCTCGATTAAGTTTTGCACCTGCTCCATGCCTGACGCAGAAACCGTCCATGCAGGTATGCCGCCATCCAAAATCAATCCACCCGTATGACCGCGCAATGTTTCAACGTAGTAGCGTGAAACAAACTGGCCAAACTCTGTATGAGGGTAACGGGCGTCGTAGAACTCAATCATTGGCTCATCTTTGTCGTGCGTGAGGCAAAAGTCGCGGCCGTATGTGTCTCCCTTGTTGACAAAACGAACTGTGAATTTTTCGATTGAAGCTGTCATTTCGGTTCCCCTTTTGTGTTGCGATGAGTGCATCTTAACATCAAAAAAAACACGTCTGCTCTAGGGGTTTTCCCTACTTATCAAAAAAAATTCATTTTGGTGTAATTTGGCAACATAGGAGGCGACCGTATGAACACATTTCACGACTTTCTGGCAGACCTGAACGCACTGATGCGCCAACTGCCATCAACAGACATCGAGTCAGTGTTGTGGCTGAACAGCCTGCAATACAACATCACCATGGCGGTGGAGCAAATCCAGCGCGAAGACTTAAACAAGGAGGGGTATGGTGGAACAGACTGACGACCTATTCCTGAAACAAAGGGTTGCCCCGTCAAGTCCAAGAAAAATGACTTTGCGTGAGATAGGCGTAAGACACGCCATGCGTTACAACGAGCTTTGGCATAGCCGATTACCCATCACTGTTGAGGGCAATCTGTTGCGCAACAAGCGGTTTGTATTTTATGGATCGGAGTACATGGACCATTGTTTTGCAAGCGCAATTTGGACCGATCCTGTGGCAAACAACCGTCTTAGCAAAGACTTTGTGTGGCTTGAACTCAGGCGACTGGCAATAGCGCCAGATGCTCCAAAGTTCACGGCAACATGGATGATCTCAAAGATGGTCAAACAAATAAAAAAAAGTTTTCCAGAGGTCACAAGGCTTGTCTCTTACCAAGACACCGATGTGCATAGCGGAACCATATATGCCGCCGCAAACTGGAAAAGCGATTCTGTGTCAACGAATGCAAGCTGGAATGAAACCAGAAAGCGCAATGTTGAACAATCTTTGTCTACTAAAAAACGTTGGATATACGACCTATGAACGACCCAGTAAATCACCCCAACCACTACCTGTCACACCCCAGCCACATTGAGTGCATCGAGGTGACAGAACACATGAACTTCTGCCTTGGTAACGCGATCAAGTACATCTGGCGTGCCGACCTGAAGCACGACGCCATCGAAGACTTGGAGAAAGCGGTGTGGTACATCAACCGTGAAATCCAGCGCAGGAAGAAATAAAAAAACAATTCTTCCCAACTTTTTCTGTGAACGGTGTTATGATTTATCGAGACACGGCTAGTTCGGACTAATTACCCGAGCGAACGAAGTTGCCCCTCTTCTGCCGTCGTTTCTTTTTCTTGGGGCGCTTAAAAGGTGCAAAATATGCCAACACGATACTTAAAAGCTGGTATTCGCGACAGCGAAACCATTGACCGCCTGTCATCAGCCGCAGAGGTCTTGTACTACCGATTGCTGGTTACCGTGGACGACTTTGGTCGCTACGACGCTCGACCAGCCATGCTCAAAGCGGCGTGTTTCCCGATCAAAGAATCGGTTACACAAAAGCACATCGAAACACTGCTGAACGATCTGTCAAAACATGGATTGGTCAGCGTGTACACCGTGGACGGCAAGCCATATCTGCAAATGCAGAAGTGGGACAACGTACCCCGCGCAAAAGAAAGCAAGTATCCGACAACAACAGACAAGGGCGTACAGGTACATACAGTTGTACAGCATCTGCATACAGATGTACCTTTAACCGTAACCGAAACTAAAACAGAAACCGATATATCGCGGGACAAGCCCGCGAAGCGCAAGCAAAAGATTTCAATGCCTGATGACTTTGGGATCAGCGACAAGGTTCGGGATTGGGCAACGCAAAACAACTTTGACCGTCTGGAAGATCATTTGGATGCTTTCAGGCGTAAAGCTGAGATGAATGGTTACAGGTACGTCAACTGGGATTTGGCGTTGATGGAAGCCATCAGGGAGGACTGGGCTAAGTTACGTGGCAAGCCAACGTTTGCCCAACAAGCCGCTGACGTGGCGCGGATGACCACGCCGCCGCCACCAAACCAAGATGCCGCGCTCAAGCAGATCATGGAGGACAGGAAAAAAGCCGTCCCAATGCCAGCGCACATCAAGCAGATGATCGACGCAACTCTCAAGAGGGTCTGAAAATGTCAAACGAAGATAAATTATTTATTGAGTCAGCGGCTTTGGCTTTACATCTAAAAGACAGCATCAAACGGTACTTTGAGACTAAAGACTTGAGCGAAGAACAAAAACAGGCTCTTTTGTGGGCAACAATCTTTATTGCAGACAACACCTTAGAGGTTGCAGACATTACAAAAGAAGACTTTATTGAAATGTTCAGGGGTGAAGATGCGTAAGAAATCAAAATACAAACCAAAAGGCGTGCGCCTCGACACCATGAACTGGGTCGTCACAGGGATGACCAAGGTCTCAGCCAAAGAGTCGGCTTACGTCACC